GCCTGCCGCTCGGTGCGCGGCCGCGCCCCCTCCGGGACGAGGAGGGGGCCGAGCTCGCCGTGCTCGTCGACCTGGTAGCGCACCCGCGACAGCCCGGCCGCCGAGGTGCCGCCGGCGGCCTTGTAGAGCCGGCGGATGTCGAGCTGGTTGAGCTGCAGCCCGGGATCGAGCTCGGCGGTGACCGGGGCGACGGTGCAGTGGCAGCCGCCGTGCACCGGCAGCAGCTCCTCGACCTTGTAGAGCCGGTCGGCGGCGGCGACGCACAGCCCGCAGGTGCCGCCCTTGGACAGCTCCGGGTGGATGATCCGCCGGTAGCCGGTGACCAGCCCGCGGTCAGCGGCGGCGCCGAGCGTCTTCGTGGTCTGCGCGCGCTCGGTCAGCTGCACGTCGGTGCCGGCCGTGGCCTCGGCGCGGTCCATGGCCGTCTCGAGGGGGGCCTGCAGGGTCGGCGGCCGCGGCGCCGGCTGGGTGAGCAGCGCCCGGGCGGCCCGGTCGGCCTTGGCCTGCTGCCACCGGTAGGTGTCCGCCACGCGGCCGTAGGCGCCGGCGTGGGTGATGCCGCCGGCGCGCAGCGCGGCGACGTCGACGACCCCCACCGGCCGGAACCGGGAGCCGGTCAGCAGCGACACCATCCGCGCCAGGTACGAGTCCGTGGTGCGGCCGGACAGCCGCAGGATGGCCTCGGTCTGCCGGGCCAGCCGCGCCGCCCACGCGGTCACGGCGTCGGTGTCGTACCACCCGGTGAACGACGCGACCGCGGCTCGGGTCAGCGCGGCCGCCTGCGCTGCGGCCGCCTCACGGGCCGCGTCCTGCGCCTCGACGAGCGCCAGGACCGCGGCGGCGTCAGCGGCCTGCTGCTGCTGCGGTTCGGTCATCGCGGCCGTTCACCCCGGCCCGGTCTCCTGGGGCCGCCTGGGCAGGCTCAGCGGCCGCGCGGTCTGCCTGAGCAGGTTGGGCAGGGGCGGGCTGCGCGCGCGCGGTCGCGGCGGCCTGCGCGGCGGCCATCTGCTGCTCCATGACCATGTCGTCGGCGAGCTCGGACATGTTCCGGTCGGCCTGCGCCGGGTCCATGCCCCAGATCTCGGTGAGCTGCTGGTAGCGGGACACGACGCCCTTGGTCTGCGAGATCGCGGACGACCGCTCCGACAGGGAGAACTTCTCCACCGGCGCCCACATGACCTCGGTCTTGCCGGGGACGGCGCGCTTCGTGTCGCCGGCGGTGCGGAACATCAGCTCGCACACCATCTCGTGGGACAGCTCCCACCGGTCCTGGCGGGTCTGCACCTGGAACACCATCTGCTCGCGCTGCAGGGACGCGCCCTCCGCGGAGCCCTGCGCGGCGTCCGGGGTGATCGCGTACAGCGGCGTGCCGGAGGTGACGGCCAGGTCCTTCACGTCGTCCCGGATCGCGTTGAGGATCGGCCCCAGGTCGACCTGCCCGGACTCCCAGACGTCGACGTCCTTCGGGATGTTCCAGATCGCGCCGGGGTCGGCGACGAACACCGAGTCCCAGTCGATCTTCTTGCCGGTCTTCGGGTCGTTCTGCGGCAGGCCCTTGAAGGCGCGCTGCTTGAACGCCTGGATGGTGGCGATCGTCATGCGCTGCAGGATCTGCTGGTTGATCCGGTCCAGCTTCGGGATGAACGGCTCGAACTGGGCCATGCCGTCCTCGTTGACGAACGGCACCACCGGGCACACGGCGTCCAGGTCGCCGTCGGCCTTGAGCCACTCGACCTCGCCCGGGGGCTCGACCTCGTCGCGCTCGTCGTCCCACGTGTACTTGCCGGCGGGGAAGCGGCCGTCGACGACGACCGCCGCGTTGCCGCGGGGCAGCTGCCGGCGCGCCACCCGGGGGGCGCGGCCCGGCCGGTACAGGTAGGCGACCTCCTCGCGGGTCAGGTTGTCGACGTACACCTTGGCCGCGGCGACCACCCGGTAGGGGTCGGCGGGGTCGGTGATCGCGGTGACCTGGCGCGGATCCTCGGCGGTGGCCAGCAGCCGGCCGGCGGGGTCCTTCCCGACGATCACGTACGCCCGGGACATGGCCAGCGCCATCTTGTGCGCGTCGAGGGCGACCAGCTTCCCGCGGGCCCGCTTCCACGTGCTGTAGGCCTCCGCGTCGCCGCCCTCGTCGGCGTCGACGGCGGTGCGGATGCCGCGGATCCGCAGCCGCGACAGCACCGACTCGACGATGAGCCGCTCGAAGTTCGACCGGGACTTCGCGACGAACCACTTGACCGCGTCGGCCTGCTTCTCGGTGATCGTCGGCATGGGGCCGTTGCCGATGTACCGGTCGAGCATCTTCTGGCAGTGCTCGCGCTGGGGGACCAGCTGCGTCCAGCACTGCTCGAGCCACCAGCCGTCGGACTGCGGCGTCTTCACGTCGATGGCCACGCTGCCCCCCCTCGTCTATCGGATCCGGTAGGGCATGAACCACTCGTCCTGCGGTTCGGCGTCCATGACCTCGCGCAGGGCCACGACCGCGGCCGAGACGCCGTCGATCTTCTCGGGGGACCGTTCCTTGTCCGGCTTCACGTTGCCGGCGGGGTCCATGCGGACGGCCAGGTTGTCGACCATCCACCGCATCACCGGGTTGCCGCCGTGCCGGTACTTCTTCGACAGCATCAGCCGCTGCAGCTCCTTGAGCGGCGCGGACACACTGGCGTAGCCCTGCCCGACGGGCACGCACGTGAGGCCCTCTTCGCCGAGGCGGCGGACGACGTCGGTGGCGCCCCATCGGTCGAAACCGATCGTGTGGACGGTGAACTTGTCGGCGTCCTTGAGGATGCGGTCGACGATGAAGTCGTTGTCGATCACGTTCCCGGGGGTCAGGGTGATGAACCCGTTGTTCACCCAGGTCGACGCGTTGCCGGCGGTGCGCCGGTCCATGTCGAACAGCCGGTCCTCCGGGAGCCAGAACCGCCACAGCAGCTGGTGCTCGTCGCCGTCGGGGAAGTCCCAGCACAGCGCGGTCAGGTCCGACACGGAGGCGAGGTCCAGGCCGCCGTGGCAGCCGCGGCCGGCCAGCTTCGACTCGTCGACCATCCCGGCCGAGTCGTCCCAGGGGGCCAGCTGCAGGAACTTCGTCTGCTGCTTCGTGCGCAGCCCCAGGTGCAGGCGCTGGAACTTCGCCAGGTCCGCCGGGCTGTCCTTCGCCTTCGAGGCCTCCTTGGCCAGGTACGCCCGGGTGGGGGAGATCCCGAACCCGGGGTTGGCCTTGCGCCACGTGGCCTCGGCGAACGGGTCGTCCTTCTCGTCGCACGCCCACACGACGCCGTAGGTGGTCTCGTCGACCAGCAGCCGCAGCGCCAGCTGCTCGATGCGCTTCCGCTTCCGCGCGTAGATCGTCATGGGCTTGCCGTCGTCGGCGGTGGTGATCGTCGCGATGAGCGGCTGGTCGCGGGAGCCGGTGCCGGTCTCGAGGGTCTCGACCAGGTCCGGGGTCTTGTGCACGTGCAGCTCGTCGATGACCGCGCAGTGCAGGTTCGCGCCGTGCTGCGCGTCCGCGGCCGAGGAGATCACCTGGAAGTAGCTGGCCGACTTCGCGTGGACGATCTTCCGGGCGTAGGCCTTGAGGTTGCCCTTGAGCGCCGGCGCCGACTCGACGAGGGCCTTGACGGGGGCGAACACGAACTGCGCCTGGTCGGTGGTCGTCGCGCCGGCGACCACCTCGGCGCCGGGTTCGCCGTCGGCCGCGGTCATGTAGATCGCGATGCCGCCGAGCGTCGTGGACTTGCCGTTCTTCCGCGGGATGTCGACGTACAGCTCGCGGATGATCCGCACCAGCTTGCCGGCGTCGTCGTCCCAGCGGACCCAGCCGAACACCGGGGCCAGGATGTAGGCGACCTGCCAGGGGTCGGGCTTGAGCGGCTGCCCGGCCCACTTGCCCTTGGTGTGCCGCAGGCTGCCGAACGCCTTGAGCACCCGGTCGACGCGCTCGCCGTCGAACATCGCCCCGGGGACGAGGAGCTCACCCGGTTCGGGGGTCTTGATCGCGGGCGGGCAGTCGGGCAGCGGGATGCCGCGGGTCAGCAGGTAGTGGGTGACCTCGGGGGAGAGCTTGAGCCGCTCGAGCTCGGCGGCGTCGGGGAGCTCGACGAGGTCAGGAGAAGGGGTTGTCGTCCTCCGCGCCATCGTCGCTCACCTTCCCCAGGGCCATCTCTGCCGACGGGGTCAGGCCGAACTGGGCGGCGAACGCGCGGAGCTCGCGGCCGGAGTTGCGCATGATCCCGACCGCGGGGTGCGGCAACATGCCCTGCTTCGCGACGATCGTCAGGCCCTCGCGCTTCACGACCCGGGTGGCGTCGACGAACGTCGACCAGGTCTCGCAGTACGCGGCGAGGGCGGCCCGGTCCTCCTCCTTGAGGATGTCCAGGCGCTGCAGCCCGGGCACGACCCGGTTCCACTCGGCCTTGGCCTCCCGCGACAGCCACGTCGGCGGCTTCGGGGCGATCCGCTTGAAGTTCGGCGGGGCCTTGACTTTGCGGCCGCCGGTGTCGGTGCCGTTGCCGCGGCCCTTGAGCAGCTTGAGCTGCGCCGGCTGCTCCGCGGGAGGCATCAGGCTCGCCTCTGAAAGCCGAACCCGCCACGCACGACGACCGGCTGGTCGCCTGCCCAGACAGGCCCATCCGCCCGCTCGTAGCTGCCGCTGGCGGTGCCGCTGAGGTCTGCCGTGGTGGCCGCCGGTTGGACGGTCTCCGTCTTGGGCTCGCGCGCCGCGTGGTCGTCGCGGTGCGCCGACAGCGCGTTGCGGTTGTCCAACACCAGCGACCCACAGCCCTGACAGACGACGACGTGCCCCTCAACGGGCACCAGCAGCGGCAGGAACCCGCGCCGCGGATCGTCGTCTGCGGCGGCCATCAGGCCCTCACCGTCGGGTCGTCGGTGCGGTGCAGCCCGTAGGCGTCCATGACCCGCACCAGGCCCGTCCGGTCCGGGTGCGGGTCATGGACCATCTCGCCGTCTCGGTAGATGACGATGTGATGGATGCCGTTCCCGCGGGGGCTCGGGCCGGTGACGAGCACGGACTGGCCGGGGTAGTCGCTGATCGGCAGTGCGGCGTGGACGGACCAGCCGTGCTCGCCGAGCCATGCGACGAGGCGCACCCACCAGTTCCACTCGGGGTTGGCGTCACCGTCGTGGTCGACGTCGTCCTGGACAAAGTGCGGCACATCGTCTAGGGGCAGCTCGAGCACCGAGGCCATGACCGCCTGCAAGCAGTTCCCGCGTTGCTCCTTGACCGGCACCGTCGGGTCGTAGAAGCGCGTCTGGTCGACGGGGATCATCAGACCGGGTCCCGTCGCGGCGGCCGCACGGTGTTCAGCGCGACGTGGTTCGGCGCGACCCGCTCGGCGTGCACGGTGGCGTACTGGCCGACGACGTGCACCTGGCCGTCCTCGACGTACACCCGAACGTCATCCGCGGGGTCGTCGCTGGTCCGCAGCCGCAGCCACGTGACCTCGGGCAGCTGCAGGTCGGGGACGACACCGCCACCGTCGAGTGCGAACGGCTCGTCAGGCGTCAGAGCGGTCTTCGCCGTCGTCCGGTAGGGCCCGATGTCCACGGGGACCCCCCTCCACTGTCCTGAGATCGTGTGAGCCTGCTGAACGTTCCGGTCCTGGGCGGGGGGTGGGGGGGAGGTCCCTCCCCTGGGTCGCTCAGACGTAGGCGTCGGCGAGCTGCGCGTCGGCTTCCTCGCGTCGGGCCTTGGCCTTGGCCTTGCGGCGCTGGTCCCGGGTCTGCAGGCCGCTCTGGCATCCGCGGCAGCGGCCGTCCTGCTTGAAGCTGGGTCGGCGCTTGAGCTCGGTGTGGCAGTCGGGACAGTGCAGGTTCATGCGGGGCCGCTCCGGGTGGGTGGTGGCGTGGGGTGG